TTGCTCGCCTTGACCTCGCGCATGTCGCCTTCGAGGTCCGACATGCTCTTGCTCGTCCCGAGCACTCGCTGCGCAGGAGTCGCGCCCAGCGGGATGATGTACCCGTAGTTGACCAGGTGAGACTGTAGGTACGGCGCGCAGCAGTCTGCCGGGTGCGGCAGCGCTTCTTCTGCGCGCCGCTTGGCTTCCGCAGCGGACACACCCTCCTTCTGCAGCTTCTTCTGGTCGGCCTTCCTGCGTCGACGAAGCTGCGCTTCCATCTTCTTCCAGCCGTCCTTGTACGCACAGGCGGTCACGAAGAACAGGTCGATCATCGACCGATTGAGTCCGTTCGCCTTCAGCGCGCGGTCCCATTCAGCGCCGTCGAGCGTGCTCAGTGGCAGCCCGTGTCGCACGTCGTCCTGCTTCGGTGCTTCGAGCACCGCGGCGACTGTCGTGTCCTCGTGAACCTCAGGGGGCACAGGCTCCCACGCGTCCGTCAAACAGCCCGATGGCCCGAGAGGGCACCGGTCGCACTGCGCACCACGCTCTCTCGGGTCAAACATCATCGACGACCCCATCGCGAGTTCCGCTTTGCGGGCTTGCCCTGGTACACCTTCAGCTCGTGGTGCCGAGAGTACCGTCGAACGGCCTGTTCGAGGGCGTTGACCGAGGCGTGCCACGAGACGCTGTCTGCGATCAGTCCGTACGACAGCTTCTGCGTGTTCCTCAGTCGGACTGCTTCGAGGATCTGCGCCTCGTCGCGAAAGACACGCATGTCCTCCCTCCTGAGCTTTCCGTAGAGCCGCTGCACCTGCTTCCTGAGCGTGCTCGAGTTCACGTTCATCTCGTCAGCGATGCTCTGCCAGGTTTCTCCGTCGAGCCAACGGTCCTTGGCGCGCTTGAGTTCCTGGTTCGTCCAGTCCTTTCTCTTCATCAACCCCCCACAGGTGTCATCTTCTGGACGAAATCGACCAGCGGTCGCGACCACGTTCGCTGCTGTTCGTCCACGTAGGTCACCATCAGCGGGAACTTCTCCGGCTGGTCTGAGTGAAGGTTGGTCACCAGCATGACGCGGTAGTAGCGTCCGCTGTGATGCTGCCATCGGGTCCCTGGTCGAACCGTCGGGTGGTCTGGTGTCATCGGGGCTCCGCGAAAGCCCCCGCCACGATCATGGTCGTGACGGGGGCATTGATTCAGGTCATCAGGTCAGCTGCGGGGCGGCGGCGGGAAGCCTCCACGGGGCGGGGGAGGGGGCATCTTGCTGCCTCCACCGCTGCCGGTCGACGAGCTCTGGCTGGCCGCAGCGCGCCGCCACGGGAACTGGCGCGTGTCCTCGGGCTTCTCGCCCTTGGCCTGGTAGTTGTCGAAGAGGTCCTTGCCGATGAAGGCCTTGACCTCGCCGTAGGCCTTGGTACCCTGCGGGGTGTCCTCGGGACGACCGAGCCACGCGATGTAGGCGGTGCGGCCAATCAGGTGGTCGGTGTTGAGGCCGCTCTCGGCCATGTAGTCCTCGGTGATGCCAGAGGACAGAGCGACGCGCTTGAGCGCGGCGACCATGCCGCCGATCTTCTTGTTCCGCGTGTCCTCGTCCATGGCAGCCAGCGCCGGAGCCATGTTGCCCTCGGCGTCGAACGGGCACGAACCGATCTCACGGGTCGTCGCACCGTCCTCGAACTTCAGGTGGATGAAGTACGAGAAGTTGCCCTGGCGATCGAGCACACCGCGGTCCTCGAACTTGGTGATCTCGACGGCGTAGTAGCCCGTGCCGGGGGGAAGGTTGCCGGTGCCGACGGCGGCAGCGGTCTCTGCGGGGATGTAGAAGCCCATGAGGGTCCTCTCAGACGTTGTTGTGTTGTTGTTGTGGTTGAACCCGGTTTACTGCCGGAACAGCCGTCACTCGGACGGAGGGGGAGGAGCCTTGCCCTTCTTGGGGGCAGGGGGCTCGAGAACCTTGAACAGGTTGTTGCTGCGCTGCTTCTGGATGACACCGCGGGCGATGCCGTCCTGAACCGCCCAGCGGATGTGCAGCTGCGTGTCGCGACCGCTTCCCTTCGCGAACTTCTGCGCCTTGTTGACGCCGACGTTGACCGCATCGTTGATGTCGCCGGCCTGCACGGCCGATGCGACCACGTCAGCCACCTCGTCCTGCCACTCGAGGCCAGGACGACGGGACAGCCCGTAGTCGACCGCGCTGGCGCGCAGCAACTCGCGGACGTTCGGCGGGCTTTCGGCGTAGGCCACACCGTTGCGGTCACCAGTCACCCAGGAGCTGTCCCACGGGTCGACGAACAGACCGCTCTTGACCCAAGGGTCTGGGTAGTCCTTGTTCACGACAGCTCGGGCGTTGAAGTCGCACCAGGCGGGGACCCGGACGACCTGGCCCTTGCTGCCGAGGGACGGTCCACCGGGGACGAAGCTGCCGTCCATGCCAGCACCAGGAGCCTGTTCATGGGCGACCATGAACACACTCACTCCGATGTGCCGCGACATCTCCGCCAGCCGCAGCAGCTTGTCCTTGAGCTGCTGGTAGGGCCAGAACTTGTCGACCTTGCCGCCGTTGGTGAGCTTCGGGTTGTCCTGCCAGAACCGCAGACTGCTCTCGCACAGAGCGGTCATGCCGTCTACGCAGATCGCCGGGTACGACTCGACCAGACCTTCCTGCTCGAGCATGTACATGAGCGCGAGAAGGTCCTCGAGCGTCCTGACCGGATGGTCGTACACAGAGGGCTCGAAGCCCCACTCGTTCTGCGTGACGCTCTTGATCGCGTTGATCCCCTCGCCCGGAATCCACAGGGCGTTGGGGAACGCACTCGCGACCATCGAGGTCTTCATGCGCTTGGGCTGGCCGTAGACCAGACCCATGACCGTGGCGTGTGCCAAGGTCGCCTCCAGTGATGTTGTTGTTGTGGTAGTGCCCCGAAAGGCTCGCTGACTGTAACACACTCAGCGCGGTCGGCAGCGCCTGTTTGTTGTTTACAGTCGGGGCCGGACTGTAAACTCGCTGACCGTCACCGCCCCCGCTTGGTGGCGGCGGCCTGCATCTCGTCTGCCGGAAGGCGCTCGTCCGAGGTCAGCGACGAGGCCACCTCCCCACGGGCGGCGAGGATCCGCGCGAGCCGGTCCCGCTCCTCCGTCGCCTCAGCCACGTTCGCGGCCATCTTGCGCGCCGTCTCGGCCTGGATGTCCCGCTCCCGCCGCGCCTCGTCCCGCTCGGCCTCGGCCTTCCGCCGAAGCGCCTTGTGGGCAGACCGCTCGGCGCGCATCTGGAGGTTCTCGCCAGTCACCACGCCCAGCTCGGCCTCGGTCCGCGCGAGGCGGGCGTGCAGAGCGATGACGGTGCGGGCGAGGTCGGGGTCGGCGGCGATGGGGGTGAGGCGGTAGACCTCGTCGTCCGAACAGATGTGCGTCCCGAACTCCGCCCACCGAATGTGCTCGCCGGACACGTCGCGAATCTCTCGCGCCACTGTGCGCCGGCCGGTCGCGTCGATGATGAGCACCGTCCACCCCTCCTCGATCTCGCCCGGCGTGTGCGGCCCCGACTCGATGCGGTAGCCGGCGGGCGGGGTCGGCTGCTCGACCGCAGGCGTCTCCGGATTCGTCACCGTGACGTGGGGCGGCAGGCGTCGCTCGACTTCGATGCGGGCGGCTCGCTGGTCGCTGGCGCGTCCTCGGTCGGTTTCCGACTCGCCGTCGGCGTAGTAGACCCATGCCCCGCCGGGATGAGCGCGGCCCCATCCATCAACCCCGGGCGTGTCGGTGGGCGCAAGCCACGACGAACTCGTCCACGTCAACTCCACCCGCTCCGGCCCGTCGCAGTCCAGGTTGACGGTGTCGTCGCCGTACTGCCCCGACCCCTTGTGCGGGTCCTCGCCGTCGCAGATGGTCGCGAGGATGGCGTCTGCGGCGCGGCGGTTGGCGGGGTCGGTCAGGTCGCCGACCTCTGTCAGCCGCACCCCGTCGTGGTCGAACACGGCGCCGTCGTAGGCGACGGTGTCCGCTGCTGCGACCACGTTGCCGGTGTCGTGTTCCCACTCGCGGAGCCACCACAGCGCGGGCTTGCGCCACGGCCCCGGCCACTCCCGCTTCGGCTGCTCGACCGCCACCGGGCGCTCCCGGTCGAGGTAGTGCCCCACCGCCCGCAGCGCCCGAGCCGGCGTCAGCGTGTGCCCGGTGCCGGGCTCGAGGTGGTGGGCGAGGGTCGGGGTCGGGGTCTTGGCGTCGGCGGGGGTCATCGCTGCACCTCTGGACCGTACTGGCAGAGCTCGAACGCGCCGCACTTGCCGTAGCGGTGGTAGCAGACCAGCTCGTTCTGAGCCATCTGCCAGTCGCCCTCCGTCACGTACTGCCGCTTGTGGTTGACCAGCTGATTCGCCAGCGAGTGAGCCTTCGAGTAGACCTGCCGAGCCAGCTGCGCGTCTCGCCAGGGCGTCGCGGGCACGAACTGGCGGCTGACTGTCCACGGGTCTCGACGCAGCACCAGGTTGAGCACGACACCACCGAAGTCGTCGTACAGCTGCTCTCCCAGGATGCGGTTGACCGCGAACTGGCCGTCCATCGCGTACTGCTCAGAACGCTTCCGGCTGACGCTACCGCCGGTCACCTTGTGGTCCCAGATGTAGGTGCGGCCGTCCGCGCTGTGCCGCATCACGAGGTCGAAGCGCTTGGTGACCTCGATGGGCTTGCCGTGCTGCAGGCCGGGCACTCCGGGCACCGGCTCTTCCAGGCCGGGGCAGTCCAACAACTTGGCCTCGGCGAGGTTCTTGTCGATCCACAGACCGAAGTCGCCGTCGTGGCTGTAACCCAGGGTCAGCTTCGCCTGGTGCTCCACGGCGACCACGCTGTCCGAGACGAACGGCTCCTTCTGCAGGTAGCGCCGGAAGAGCTCGAACGTCGTGTGGATGAACGGCGTGGCCTCGGTGCCCTCGAGCTCCCGCAGTCGCGCCCACTCACGCACAGCGTCGAACGGAGGCAGGAAGTGGTCTGGGTCGTTCACCCAGGCACCTTCGTACTCGAAGCCGCCCTGCTTGCACGCCAGCTGGGCGTAGTAGTGGGCGAGGATGGTGTGGCCCATCGACCCCATGGTCAGAGCTTCTCCGTTGACGAAGCGCTTCTGCTCGACGTTGATGAGGAACCAGAGACGATCGCAGGTGAACGCTGGTCCCCAGAAGGACCAGCCCGTCGTGCTTCGGCCGGTGTCGATGAGGATGGGGTCAGTCACTGTTGCTCCGGGGGGTTGGGGAGGGGTTGCCAGAAGAACTGGCCGATTTCTGCCAGGAGGAACCACGACTCGTAGTTGAGCCAGGCGCCGCCGTCTTGCTTGAGGCAGAAGATGTTGAACGTGTCACGCTGCCACATGAGCACTTCTTCGTCTGCCGGCGGCATGGTGTGCCGGCTGTCGATCCAGGTCACTGCTGCTCCTTGAGCCAGTCCTCGTGCGCCTTCGCGCACGCCCTGGCGAAGTTGACGATGTCGGCCGGAGTCTGCTCGGCCGACGTCGCGATGACGCAGGCCGCTCCCGGCAGGTAGTTGGCCTTGCCGCTGCTCAGATGGACCTTGGTCTCGACCTCTACCTGCAGGTCTCCGACCTGGTTTGCGAGG